AGAGGAATGGGTGCGTACTATTCTAGTGGTTCCAGAGCGGGGGTAAGCCCTCAGCAATGGGCTATGGGCAGAGTTCGTAGTTTTGCTACTGGTAAAGGTGGAGCAAGGAAGGCAGATGCTGACCTAATCCGTGGAAAAAAGAAAACATGAAGAAGGGACTATATGCTAACATCCATGCCAAAAGAAAGCGTGGAGAGAAGATGAAAAAAAAAGGAGACAAGGGTGCTCCAACATCATCTCAGTTCAAGAGAGCGAAACAAACAGTAAAGACGAGGTAGACTATGGCCGTACAACCAACACTAAAGAAAGCTAAAGAAAAGAAAAAGCCACAAATCTCCCAGTTAAAGGGAGCAAAGGCTAAAGTAATGGCAAAGCCTAAGTTGGCTGTGTCTAAACCCTCAGTGGTAGCGAAGACAAAAGCAGTAGCCAAGTCTCAATCAAAGCCCCTTAGTAGTGGACAGCGTAGTATGGATGTAAATAAGAATAATAAGTTAGATGCAAAAGATTTTGCTATGCTTAGAAATAGAAAGAAAAGAACCAAGAAGAGAGTTGGTATGTCCAAACCTCTACGAACAGCATAACCCAAGGAGACTACTATGTACGGAAGTATGAAAAAATCTGGTATGAAGAAGAAATCACCAAAGGCAAAGAAACAAGCGGCTACAGCTATGTCAATGAAAAAAGCAGGTAAGAAGCCAAAGAAGATGTCGTATGGCAAATAAGACTGTAGAGGCACCAAAAGGATTTCATTGGATGAAGTCTGGTAATTCATATAAATTGATGAAGCATGATGGGAAATTTAAAGCTCACAAAGGAGCTAGTCTCAAAGCATCATTTCCAGTACAGAAGGTACATACGAAAAAAGTATAGTGGGCTACTCCAAAGAACACAAGAATCCTAGTGGGGGTTTAAATCAAAAGGGTAGAGACTTCTTTAAAAGAACAGAAGGTTCTAACCTAAAGCCTCCAGTTAAGTCTGGAGTCAATCCACGAAGAGTCTCTTTCGCCGCAAGATTTGCGGGAATGAAAGGGCCAATGAAAGATGAGAAGGGAAGGCCAACCCGTAAAGCACTGGCACTAAAGAAATGGGGGTTTGGCTCAGTTGAAGCGGCCCGTAACTTCGCTAAGAGACATAAGAAAAAGACTTAAATAATAGGAGAGGATATGGTAACTTGTAGTTTGTGTGGACACACATGTCATTGTAGTAAAGATGGAATGTGTATGGAAAATAATAAATGCGAGTGCATATCTTGTGAACATGAAAAAGAAAAAAACTAAAACAAAGAAACCTAAGAAGATACAACCAAAAGAAAAGAAAGTAGACCACTACGGATTGGGCGAAGCCTTTATGAAGATGTCTGATTTTTTATTTGGAAAAGGATGGAATACAAATAAGTAATGCCACTGTACGAATACTATAATAAAAAAACAAAAAAAGTATTTACAGAATATTTACCTATTAGAGATAGAAAAAAACCTTTAAAAGATAAAGATGTTGAATTGTTAATTACTGCACCACGATTATCTACGATAGATAGAAATGAACATGGTGCTAGAGACCAAATGTTGCAGACAGCAAGACAGGGTATGAAACAAAGACAAATAGAAGACTCAGTGGGAATACGAAAAACACCAGAGTGGTTACAAGAAAAGACAGAAAAAAAATTACAGAAAATAAGAAATGTTAGTTCCTAAAAAACAAAACGATGTATTAACAGACCAACAAGAAAAATTTCTCAATGCTCTATTTGGCGAAGCCAAAGGCAGTCCAAAGATGGCAGGAGAGATTGCAGGATATGCTCCTCAATCATACCCCAAAGTATTGAAAAGTTTAAAAGAAGAAATTATTGAAAGGGCAGAACACCAGTTAGCTGTGTACAGTCCAAAAGCAACAATGGGTTTAATAGAAGCTCTTGATGAGGATGGAAAAACTCCAGGAGCCAATATTCGTATAGAAGCGGCTAAACAAATTCTAGATAGAGTAGGTTTAGCTAAAAGAGAAAAACTAGATATAAATGCAAAGGTAGCACATGGAATCTTTATTCTCCCGCCCAAAGAGAAAACTTCGGAGTAGGACAATACCTTTTGGATACAAAGTATCTGAAGAAGAAGACAAAACACTAGAAGCTGTTCCAGAAGAGTTAGATGCTCTAAAAGAAGCAGAACAGTATTTAGAAAATTGTTCCTATCAAGAAGTAGCTACTTGGGTTACAAATAAAACAGGAAGAGCAATAACAGGAATGGGATTGCGTAAGGTATTGAAACGAGGATGGTAGAACCACCAAAGCCAAAAAAGGTAGGTCGCAAACGAGTTAAAAAATCTCCAACACTTTCTGAATCTGAAAAGAAAGCTAGACAATCAGCTTTACATCTTCTCCGAGCAGAAAAAGAAAAACTAGAAGATGCTAAACAGAAAGTCAATTTAGCAGAAAAAAGATTAGAAAACAAAAAAGAAAAGTTAAAAGAATTAGATAGTGTACTAGAAGGTGAGAAGACTGTTATAGATGAACAGCAAATAGAAGAAGCAACACCTTCCATACAAGAAGCTATTAGGGATAGAGAAGTAATCTTTGAACCTAATGGTGGGCCACAAACAGAATTTCTTGCATCATCAGAAAGAGAAGTCTTTTATGGAGGAGCAAGAGGTGGTGGAAAATCTTATGCCATGTTAGTAGACCCTCTACGATACTGTCATAAAAATGCCCACCGAGCATTGTTAATACGAAGAACAATGCCAGAGCTAAGAGATTTAATCAATCATTCTCAGCAACTATATCCAAAGGCATACCCCGGAGCAAAGTGGAGAGAGCAAGAAAAAGAATGGCGTTTCCCGTCTGGAGCAAGAATAGAATTTGGTTATGCTGAGAATCTGACCGATGTACTACGTTATCAAGGACAATCATATACATGGATAGGTATAGACGAATTACCTCAATATTCCACTCCCGATATATATAACTTTTTACGTTCTTCTTTGCGAAGTGTTGACCCAGAGATTCCCGTCTACATGAGGTCAACTGGGAACCCTGGTAACGTAGGCTCTGGTTGGGTTAAAGAAATGTTTGTAGACCCTGCACAACCTAATACAAAATTTTATTTAGAAATACAAACTCCCACTGGGATAAGAAAAATAAGTAGACGATTTATACCTGCTAAGTTACAAGACAATCCGTATCTAATGCAGACAGAAGATTATTATGTTATGTTGGCTTCATTGCCAGACGTACAGAAGAAACAGTTTTTAGAAGGAGATTGGGAGTCATATGAAAGTTCGGCCTTTCCAGAGTTTAGCCGAGAGGTACATGTTATCGAACCTTTTGACATACCTCGTAACTTTATGCGGTTTCGCACTTGTGACTGGGGTTACTCTTCTTTTGCGTGTTGCTTATGGATTGCTGTTGACTACGACAATAATTTGTACGTTTATCGAGAGCTGTATACAAAAAATATTACAGCAGATATTTTTGCACAAAAGGTATTGAATAGTGAGACAGGAGAGTATATAAGATACGGAGTATTAGATTCTTCTACATGGGCAAGGCGAGGAGACATTGGGCCTAGCATTGCAGAAACAATGATATTAGAAGGATGCCGATGGAGACCATCTGATAGGTCACCTGGTAGTAGAGTAAATGGAAAATTAGAAATACACAAAAGATTAAGAGTAAATGAGAATACAGAAAGACCATCTTTATTTGTTTTTAACAATTGTTTAAATTTAATTAGAACTTTACCAATGTTACCTGTTGACAAAAACAACCCAGAAGATGTAGATACACATGCAGAAGACCATGCATACGATGCACTTAGATATGGATGTATGTCAAGACCATCACACCCAATGGCATTTGAGACAAGAATGAATGATATTAAAATGACTTCTGGTCAAACATATAAACCTAGTGATTCTGTTTTTGGATATTAATGAAACACAAATCAATTAAGATAGGTTATAGAGATTACGAGTTTAAAATAATTGATAAAGATTTTTCTGATTCACACGGACAGTTTTTATCAAAAGAAGGTTTGATAGGATTATCTGAAGAAGATAATGTATCTCATGTTAACACTTTACTCCACGAAGTTTTACATGCTATAATATACCAGTGGGGATTAGACGTAGGAGAAAAAGAAGAACAAATTGTTAACGTATTAGCTAATGCAACAACAACAGTTCTTGTAGATAATCCTTGGTTAACTAAATATTTAGAGGAGAAACTAAAATGAAAAACATGAATGGAAAAGATATTGACCCATCAATCATGAAAAAATATTCGCAAGGTGAGGGCTTTGATGACCAATCAACAGACACAGCACAAAAAAGTGAAGCATCTGTTAATGTAGCAAAACCTTCTGCGGCTTTACCTGCAGATGCTTATGACAGCACAGATAAAGCATATCCAAGAGCGAAAAAGAATGGTGTTGATGGCAAAGTGTTCTCAATGGCAGACGAAAGAGATTATTAAATAAATAATGGCATATAAAGTTGGAGGTTCTGGTGGTGGAACTGGGACTGACGCTACAGCATCGCTAAAAGATGAGAAGATAGAGTATATTAGTCTAGGCCAAGTAATTGAGTCTAGATTAAAATCTGCTGAAGTAACTCGTCTTTACGATGAAAAGCGTTGGTTAAGAGCATACAGAAACTATAGAGGTATCTATGGTTCTGATATGGCTTTTAGAGACACCGAAAAATCTAGAGTTTTTGTTAAGATAACAAAGACAAAAGTTTTAGCGGCCTATGGTCAGCTTATAGAAGTATTATTTTCTCAAGGAAAATTTCCTATTGGTATTCATCCCACGGATATGCCACAAGGTTCATCAAAGTATGCCCACATAAATCCAGAAGAAAAGGAAGAAGAAGAAGTACGAAGTCCTTATGGTTTTCCTGGAGATGGTATGGAAGTACCACCGGGAGCTACGGATGATTTCTTTCTCAATGGATTAGCAGAAAAATATAAAGGAGCAGGATTTAAAGAAGGCCCTGCACCAGACCTATCTAAAATGCCACAGATAGAACCTGCTGAGGAATCAGCAAAAGAAATGGAAAAATGTATTCATGACCAGTTAGATGAAAGTCATGCAATGACTGTACTTAGACATGTTTTATTTGAGATGTGTTTACTTGGTACAGGAATACTAAAAGGCCCTTTCACTTACGATAAGACTGTACACAAATGGCAAAAAGATTTTGACACAGGAGAGTCTGTATACACTCCTCAAGATAAATCTGTACCAAGAGTAGAAGCTGTAAGTTGTTGGGATTTTTATCCAGACCCAGAAGCAGTTAGCATTGAAGATGCTGATTATGTAATTCAACGACATGTAATGAATAGGTCTCAAGTTAGAGATTTAGTTAACAGACCATACTTTAGAAAATCTGCTATCATAGATTTATTAGAACATGGCCCTAACTATGAAACAAGAAGTTATGAGACAGCATTATATGATAGAGAGAACCAAGACGACTTTGATAAAAATAGATTTGAAGTATTAGAGTTTTGGGGTACTATAGATAAAAAACTTGCAGAAGAAGCAGGTTTAGAAATTACAGATGAAGACACTACAGAGTTAGATGAAGTGTCTGTAAATGCTTGGGTATCAAATGGTAATATACTTAGATTAGTTTTAAATCCATTTACACCAAATAGAATACCTTACATGGTATGCCCGTATGAAATAAATCCTTATCAATTCTTTGGAGTAGGTATTCCAGAAAATATGGATGATGCACAGACTGTTATGAATGGTCATGCAAGAATGGCAGTAGATAACTTAGCATTAGCAGGTAATCTAGTATTTGATGTAGATGAGACAATGTTAGTTCCTGGACAAGACATGACAATCTTTCCCGGAAAAATATTTAGGAGACAAAGTGGCCAAGTAGGACAAGCACTACATGGACTTCGTTTTCCGAACACAGCACCAGAGAACATGCAGATGTTCGACAGGTTTAGACAATTAGCTGATGAATCAACAGGTATACCTTCGTATTCTCATGGCACAACAGGAGTTATGTCAACAACGAGAACGGCGGCAGGTATGTCAATGTTGATGGGAGCGGCGGCTTTAAATGTAAAAACAGTAATAAAAAATATTGATGATTATTTATTACGCCCACTGGGACAATCTATGTTTCAATGGAACATGCAATTTAACGAAGATAAGCCACAGATAGAAGGAGACCTTGATGTAAAAGCAAGAGGTACTTCTTCTTTGATGATGAAAGAAGTTCGCTCTCAACGATTGATGACATTCATGCAAGTAGCATCAAATCAGTTCCTAGCACCTTTTGTAAAATGGCACAGTATCATTAGAGAGATTGCTAAGTCACTTGATGTAGACCCAGACCAAGTAGTAAATGACCCAGAGAAAGCGGCAATATTTGCACAAATGTATGGAGGTATGAATGGAAGCAGAGAAGCTCAAGGTGGTGACCAACAACAACCAAGTATGGAAGGTTTTGGAGGAGTACCTGCAGGAGCAAATACACAAGACGCAACAGGCGTTGGAGGTGGCAATATCGGAACAGGAAATGTTCCGCAACCAGGGGAAAATAGTTTCTCTACGCCAGATTCTGGCACTGAGGGAACAACTTAATCGTAATGGTAGAGACAACTCAAACATCTGAAGCATTATCATCTGCCCTAGGTGGCGATGGTTTAATGCAGTCTGAATACTATAAATTAGTATTTAATGAAGAGACAGGACAATGGGAAAAACAAAAAGTAACAGAAGATATTGACCCTGTATTTCCTGGCATTAGAGATGTAACTCCAGATTATTCTCCAGAGGGTAAAACTTTTAAAACTATACCTATAGGAGCAGGGCCAGATTATGCCCCTGTAGTTCCAGATGTACCTACGTTACCTATAACACAACCAGTTGAACCTGTAGTTCCAGAAGAACCAGAAGTTGTTCAGCCTGTTGTTACACAACCAGACCAAGGCCAATCATCAGATGCAATAGAGCCTATATTTATTAATAAAGAAAAAACAACTGTAACAGTGGGAGAGAATACTTTTCCATCAACTATAATAAATCCTTTACCAAACTATAGAGAGAAGTATGAAAGTTTGCCAGGGGGATTTAATAACTGGTCAGACTCACAAGTGCTACAATACGCAATAGATACAGGAGCTTTAAACTCTATGTTATCACAAGATAACAATCCTTATTACATTGCACCTCAAGCAGAAAAGACAGGACTAATGGCAGAGGCAGGAAGTGCACTACAAAATACAACCATAGGGGTAGTAGCCAAAGGCTTAGACATGTTCTTTGGAACAAGAGAAAGAAAAGCATTAGTTAAAAGAATGATTGATGCAGGTATGTTATCTGGAGAATCTAGTAATTACTTAGATGATAAAGGTAATTTTAAATCTGAAA